GAGCGAATCTTTTTCTTTCTTCGGAGTCTAAGTAGATGTAGTTGACTAATAAAGTTGTGTTGGTACCTAATGATACATTGGTTCCAGAACTTGCTACACTAGCAGCTGCTGAGAAGTCAAATTCAAGTCTGACATCGTGGTATTGTAAAGCAATTAATGGTAATGCTAAACCGTCGTTTCTGCAGCAGAAGAATTGTAATGGAACGTATAATGAAGGAGATGCAGTTACTCCACTACCAGTAAGACCTGCTGCATTAATCATTTGATTATGAGCATCAAGATGTTCACTTGTTCTGGTTAATTGTGACCAAACGTGCATCCATCTTCCGTAATGTTTATCAATTTTAGTTCCACCAATTTGTAATTCAACAGAGCTGATTAAAGAATAACCTAAGTCAGTATTCCATGTGAATGCTGTTTGAGATGCATGGTGAGAAATTTTAACTGAAGCAGCTGTTAAAGTTGCTTCAGCAGTTACAGCACTAGCACCTCCTGGATATGCAGAAGATAGAGCATGTAATACAACAACTGTATCAGTTCCAGCTGTTTCAACAGCATAATATCCATTAAATCCGGTTGTACCTTCAATTCTTACAATCTCATTTAGAGCAAAATCAGCTGCAGATAATGCAGATCCTCCTGCAGCAGTAACTGTAATTTCTCCTGCAGCAGTATTTGCAAATCCTAAATTAGTAACAGTATTTGCTGCAATTGCAGTAGCAGTTCCTAATTCAAATAATGAAGCTACTGTTGCAGAAGTAGCAGCTGCTACTGCTACTGAATTTGAAACAGATGTTTTTAACCACATTTTGGTTACTAAATCACCGTTTCTGGTGATTGGTACGGTAGCTTTGCCACCTAAAGCAGGTGTACCATTGAAAGTTTGTTCAATAGCTTCACATGCAAAGTTAGTGTGTCTTCTGTAGACAACTTTGAAGAAAGTAATTTGAGGGTTACCAGTAAGGTATACGTCTTGAGCACCATAGGCTACGAGTTGCATTAAACCGCCTCCCATTATTTATATATAAATTATAAAGAAAAAAAAAAAATTAAATAACTATATATTTTTAAAATATTGATAAAATATTTTAAAAAATAGGTAATAAATTTAATTACTGTATGCGACACCTCCCATACCACTCATTACTCTTAATACGTTATAGTTGACACCATATACGTATAATGAGGTACCAGCTGAGGCTGTAGTTAATGATAATGTAGCATTATCGATTCTGGAGAAATTGCATGTTCCAGATGGTTGATGTTCTTCTGGGTTAAGAGCAAATGAGTATACATTGATACCTGCATTTGGAGTTCTTGTGTGGTGAGTATGTGGTTGTACATAGTTGAAGAATTTACCATCTTGTTTAGCGAAACGATCATGACCGTTTAATTGAAGTAAAGCATCAGATACTGGGTTAGCTCCATCTGCTCTGGTATTGTTATTAGTGAAATTGAAAACTTCAGTTGCGTCAACTTGTTTTTCAATAGCCCAGACTAATTCTTTAACTGGGTGGTTGAAATTTAATCTAACTTTGTTGGAAGTTCCAGATAATGTTTCAACACCTGTGAATTGTAATTGTTCAATTAAGTATTCATGAGATGCTTGAGCGAATCTTTTTCTTTCTTCGGAGTCTAAGTAGATGTAGTTGACTAATAAAGTAGTGTTAGTACCCATTGTAATTGCTACTGTATTATTAAGATTGGCAGCAGTTTCAAATTCGAATTCAAGTCTGACATCGTGGTATTGTAAAGCAATTAATGGTAAAGCTAAACCGTCGTTTCTGCAGCAGAAGAATTGTAATGGTATGAATAAAGTACCATTAGTTTGAGCACCTGTTAAGTTAACTAAAGCGTTATGAGCATCTAATTGATTGCTTGATCTAGTTAATTGAGACCAGATGTGCATCCATCTTCCGTAGTGTTTGTCAATTTTAGTTCCACCAATTTGTAATTCAACAGATTTGATGAGATTATATCCGATATCTTGTCCACTTGGGGTTCCGGATATAGTAGTTTTTAACCACATTTTAGTGACTAAGTCACCGTTTCTGGTGATTGGTACGGTAGCTTTACCACCTAAAGCAGGTGTACCATTGAAAGTTTGTTCAATAGCTTCACATGCGAAGTTAGTGTGTCTTCTGTAGACAACTTTGAAGAAAGTAATTTGAGGGTTACCTGTAAGGTAAACATCTTGTGCGCCATAGGCTACGAGTTGCATTAAACCGCCTCCCATTATTTATATATAATTACTGGAGATAAAAATATTTTCAAATAATGATAATTATATTTTTTTAAAAATAACTATATATTTTAAAATCAAATACTATATATTTTAAAATATTGATTAAATATTTTTTAACTAGAATTAAAAGTACTAGGTATTACAGCATATTCAATTTGTTCAAATTCAGTTTTTTGCTGTATTAATTGTTGTTTTAATTCATAACTTTCTTCTTTTATTATTTCATGTAAAATTTGTTCTAATTTAATAAAATAATCATGAATTTCATCAGCCTTTTTGTACCAGCTTTTAAACAGAACTTTTTGAAGGTATCAATCGTTAACATAATAATATCTTTATTATGACCACCTCTGTTTCCTTTTTTTGCTTTTAAATTTAAAAAACGACTAATTAGACTTAATATTTTAAAATATTGATAAAATATTTTAAAATATAGGTAATAAATTTAATTGCTGTATGCGACACCTCCCATACCACTCATAACTCTTAATACGTTGTAATTAACACCGTATACGTATAATGAGGTACCAGCTGCACCAGTATTTACAGTTAATGTGGCATTGTCAATTCTTGAGAAATTGCAAGTTCCAGATGGTTGATGTTCTTCTGGGTTAAGAGCAAATGAGTATACATTGATACCAGCAGATGGTGCTCTTGTGTGATGAGTATGTGGTTGTACATAGTTGAAGAATTTACCTGGTTGTGCTGAGAAACGATCATGACCGTTTAATTGTAATAATGAGTCAGTGACAGATGAGAATGTTCCCCAAGCACTTTCTTGAGCCCATATTAATTCTTTTACTGGGTGATTGAAATTTAATCTTACTTTTTCTGCTTTAGATGTTCCGACAGTTTCAACACCTGTGAATTGTAATTGTTCGATTAAGTATTCGTGAGATGCTTGAGCGAATCTTTTTCTTTCTTCGGAGTCTAAGTAGATGTAGTTGACTAATAAAGTTGTGTTGGTACCTAATGA